AAATAGATTTCAGAGTTGGCTTCTATATAGACTAGATAGAATAAGAATATCTCCTTCAAATCTGAGAAGTAGTAGAAATGATTCTCCAGTTCCTCAAGAAATTCTTGATAAACTAGAGTCTGAGGAATATGTAAAATACATTGAGTTCTTTGAAAATACTATAGTATTTAGTCCAACATCTAATCCTACAGGAATCTTCTATGAATGCAAGAGGTATGCAGAAGCTAATGGAACTACATATAAGAAGACTGTACCATTCAATCAAGAAGAAGTCTTTGATAGGTATGAGCCTAATGACCCATTTGAATATAGAATAGTAGTAATAGACCATATTAGTCTTATTAGCCAAGAGAGAGGAATGTCTAAAAAGGAATCTATAGATAAGTTAAGTGAATATCTTGCAACTAATTTGAGAAATAGATATACATTTATTCCTATAGTTATTCAGCAGCAATCAACTGAAAATGAAAGTAATGATAGTTTTAAGTTGAATAGAATTAGACCTTCTGGTGCAGGATTAAGTGATAGTAAATATGTTCAGAGAGATGTTAACATATTAATGGGTCTATTTAGTCCATTTAAATTTGGACTAAAAGAGTATATGGGATATGATATTACAAAGTTTAAAGATAATATCAGATTCCTAGAGATGTGTGTTAACAGAGATGGAGAAATGGGGGGACTAGTAGCATTGTATTTTGATGGTGCTACTTGTACTTTTAAAGAACTTCCACCACCTGAAGATAAAGAGGCATTGGCTGAAGTATATAAATATATGGATTCCATTCGACCAAAAGCAAATAAGATTTTCTTTAGATATATGATTAAATTTAAACGTTTATGGCAAATGTTGTAATGCTTTTAGGCAAAAGTGGTACTGGTAAATCTACTAGTATCAAAACTCTCAATCCTGAAGAGACAATTATTATCAATGTGTTAGGTAAGAAACTTCCATTTAAAGGAAGTAGTACTATTTATAACACAGAGAAGAAGAATCTTTTCAGAATTGAAGACTATCAGCAGATGATAAATCTTTTGCAGGCTTGTAATAATCAGCCTCATATAAAGAATATCATTCTGGATGATTGTATCTATATTATGAGGAAGGAGTATTTCAAGAGGGCTAAAGAAACTGGTTATGGAAAGTATACTGAATTGGCTCAGCATTTCCAGCAGATAATCTCCACTTGTGAACAAATGCGTGAAGATATCAATGTATTCTTGATTCTTCATAGTGAAGATGTTCAGAGTGATAAAACTACTGTTGGTTATAAAGTCAGTACAATTGGTCAGTTGCTTGATAATCAGTACAATCCCATTGAGGTAGTGCCTATGGTGCTCTATTCAACTATTAAGTTTGATGATAAAGGCAAGCCTTCCTATGGGTTCTACACTCATGCAACTATGGAAGGAGCAGTGCAGATTCCTGCAAAGACTCCTGATGAGATGTTCTCTGAAGATTTCATTCCTAATGACCTAGGTGCAGTAGTAAAAGCAATGAATGAATATTATGGCTGAAAAAGAAACCATTATAAATGATATAAATAAGTTCATTCAAAGCAAAAAAGTTAATGATTTTATGGTTCTATTTAATCACTTATGTGACCTCAAGGAACTTAAGGATAAAGCAATTGTAGTAGAATCAATTAGTAGCAATCCCATCCTACTAAATACTATTATTGACCCTACCTTAGTAACACTTGAACGAGAGTATAAGATAAATAGAATTATTGATAAAAACAACATTCTTATTACAGTTTTTTAAACAATTATGGTATTAAACAGATTTCAGATGGCTGCGGTAAAGCGTACAGCTCAGAACACCAAGAAGTTGGTTTCGCAGCGTGAGAAAGTTAATGCTCGTATGCGTGAACTCGCAGCCGAGTTGATTAGCATCAATGAGCAGATTGATGCATGGGAAACCCCTATTAAAGTTATGACTGGTGGATATACTTCTGAGCAGTGCATTGCTTATGAAGGAAATCTTCCTGAGGCAGAAACTACAGTAAATGAAGTTGTTGAGACAACAGAGAATCTCTAAAATTTAATTATGGGTAATTATTCTTTTATGGCATTTTCAGCAGGTAAAGTTACCACAGAAGGTGGTGAGTTTAAACGTTATATTGGAGTTGCTCCTGTATTTGTAGTAAGTACTAATCCTACCAAGGGAGAACTTGAGGCTATCTATAATAATACAATGGATAAAGACCCTGAGTATATTGGTACTCAGGATGTCAATGGTACTCAGGTTCCTTATGCTCGTATAGATTTCATTGTCAAGACAGATGCTGAGAAAGCAAATGGTATTGAGATGACTTCTAAGGTTAGTTACTTTATTAGGAAGGAGTATCGTTTCAATAGGGATAAATCCAAAGTGCAGGTTATTGATAAGTATGGTCGTACTGCTTGGGTAACTAAGGAGCAGGCTAATGCTCATGAGATTCCTCAGTATGCTAATGGACCTGCTAATCTTGATAAAGATTATCGTCCCTGCTTTGTTGGAGAGGAAGACCTCACTAACTTCATTAAGACATATTTGAACATTCCTAATGTTCAGAAGTATGTTGATGGCAAGTGGATTCTTGTTGATAATCCTGCAGAGTGCGAAGCTAGGCTGGATGGTATTGATAAATTCTTCGCTGGTGACTTCAAGGAGCTTAGGGAAATTATGTCTTATCAGCCAAACAATAAGGTAAAGATTATGTTTGGTGTGCGTACATCTGATGATGGCAAGCAGTATCAGACTGCTTATACTCAGATGGTTCTGCGTAATGGTGTGACAGATTTCAGTAAGCTTGATAAAGACCTTCAGGACCGTAAGTCAGCAGGAGCTTATCCCACAACTGAGTTTGAGGCACAGCCTATTCACGAATATAATGTAGATGCTACTTCTGCAGAGGATTTGCCTGCGGATGCCCCTGCACCTACAGGTTGGTTTAACTAAAATTAAATATTATGGCTTTCAGTTCTGGTAAGAAATCTGTAAGCCTCGAAGATATATTGGAACAAACAACTGAAGTCAATATAGCGGCTAGGTATTTAAATATAATAGAAATACCTTGTGTTATTCATTCTCCATTGAGAACTGATAATAAACCATCATTTGGAATATATACATTTGATGGTAAAGTACGCTATAATGATTTTGCTACGGGAGAGAAAGGAGGTTTATTTGACCTCCTTTCTCAAATGTGGCAAATCCCTTATAATGAAGTACTTGATAAAATAGCTGAGGATTTTCTATCTCATAAAGACAATAAAGAAATCACTACTAAAGAAGTTAGTGGAAGTACAAGAACTATTCTTAAAGAAAAGGAGAAATCCAAAATAGAAATCAAAGTACGAGATTGGAGAGAACATGATATACAATATTGGGACTCTTTTGGAGTATCATTAGAGTGGTTGAAATATGCAGATGTATATCCAATTTCTCATAAAATTATTACTAGGGGAAATAAAAGATATGTTTTTGGGGCAGACAAGTATGCCTATGCATATATAGAAAAGAAAGAAGGAAATATCAGTATTAAGATTTATCAGCCTTTTAATAAAAAAGGTTTTAAGTGGTGCACTAGTACAGACAGTTCTGTAATAAGTCTGTGGACTAAAGTTCCAAAAGAAGGAGAAAGAATTTGTATATGCTCCTCATTAAAAGATGCACTGTGCTTATGGTCTAATACTGGGATTCCTTGTCTAGCCACCCAGGGTGAAGGCTATACAATGAGTAATACTGCAATTAATGAATTAAAGAAGAGGTTTAAACACATCTATATTCTGTTTGATTGTGATGAAGCGGGGTTGATTGATGGAGAGAAATTAAGCAAGCAAACAGGATTCACTAATATAGTATTACCAAAATTCAATGGAGGTAAAGATATATCTGATTTATATCACTCCTTAAAAAACAAACAAAAATTTAAAGAAATTATTTTATCATTATTTAACAAATTTTAACAATTATGGAAGCAAGAAATATTACCATCGTATCTACTAGCAATCAGAACAAGTATGTTGTTAACACTGATGCCACTACTCTCGCAGAACTTAAGGCCGCTTTGAGTGCCCAGAATATCCCTTATGAGGGAATGACTTTCTATGAGGGACTTTCTCATACTGAGCTCCTCACTGATGAGTCTATTCTTCCTCACGATATCAACTATAAGGGAAATGTTACTAATGAGCTGGTCTTCATGCTCACTAACCCTAACAAGAAGATTAAGAGTGGTGCTTCCCTCCCTGAGGCTCGTCAGGCTCTCTATGATGCAATTGATGAGCTTGGTCTGAAGGATGCTTGTGTTTCTACCTATGGTAAGAACTTTACACAGTGCAAGAATTCTGAGCTTATGGCTCTTATTGAGCAGGCTCAGGAGGCTGCTGCCAATAATGGTGGTGACAATGTTGTTGTAGAGGCTCTTCTCAAGTTGGTTGAGATACTTGAGGATGGTGAAGTTATTCT